TGTAAAATAAGCCGATTGAATGGTGCTTATTTACACCATTAAGGTATGTTTAAGCATATAAAGATGGGCTTATCCATCAAATTATAAGCGCACACATATAAAAGTAGGCGCAAACCTTTAACACCAAAGAGAAATGAAAACAGGAATTGAAACATTTAAGTACGTTGGCAGCGTACACCTTCTGCCTCACATATCACTAACCTATGACTCTGCAATATGCCAAAGATGCGTAAGCATCGGTTGGCTATGGTGGGGGATTAGTGTGGTAACTAAAAATGGAGTTGATTTCTAATGGAATACAATAGCGACTTTGAATACGACTTATCTGTCGGTAAGATAGGAGAGAAGATTCTCGGCTCCATCCTTGATGACTCAACCATTGAAGTAAAAACAGATTTTGAATACCACAAAACTGGAAACTTTTATATTGAATATCAATCAAGGGGGAAGCCCTCTGGTATATCAACAACTAAGGCTAAATACTGGGCGCTAATCTCATCTAGGTCAAGAGATTTAAATCAAGATAGTGTATCTTTCTTCCTGATAATAGAAACAGAAAAGCTAAAGCGTCTTTGTAAAAAACACTATTATAGAAAAAATGTACTTGGAGGCGATTCAGATACGTCGGTTGGACTGCTAATTAAAGGCTTTGATTTATTAAGATGAAAAATTCGTTTGATTACTTTGACGAACATCCTTCCAGCGCCAAGCGCAATGTTAAGATGACCAAGGAAGAGTATGAAGAGTATCGTATGTGGGTCATTATGCGAAACGGAAACAGCGGAGAGCACTATGACCAGCTGGATTTAAAAGATTCGCAGATTCGTAAATTAGATACTAACTTTAGAGCAGAACCTTGGGACGATGGAGAATACGACGAGATTGAATAGAACGGTGTCAGAATGGAAAAAGAACTGGCTGTATATGATATGCCTCTACTTTGAGTCCAACTACGAGAAGGTAAAAGAAACAGAAGTATTATCAGATGACAGAATCAGAATCAACCACGACGATTATAAAGTGGACATCAACGACTACACAGGGTCCGAGTCAAATTATATATTCTTTAACCCGTCCAATGGAAGGCTCGTCGTACAGCGACAAAACAGGGTCGTAGTTGAACACTTTGACGTTCAGATTGTTTAGACTATCTTTATAGTATGGATAATCACTTTGCCGTGCTCACGTTTAAAGAAGCATTGATTGCTCGCGGGTACGACATCAAAAACAAACCGGAAGAACTCAGGTTCCACATTGTCGCAGAGCGCAATGGGTTCGCTGAGTTTTTCTACGTTGAAGAGGACCACACAAACGTGTGGAACAGCAGGGAAGATTTTGACCTTGACGCGGTAGACTTCCAGCCACTTGAGTGGTCAAGGGAAGATAGCTTTTGGTACGTGATTGTATGCCGTGCCACTAAGTCTTTTGTCATCGCGCACAGCGTTGGCATCTACAAGAAGGATTACCTGACGAACCGCGACACCTATAAATTACCCAGCGATAAAGTTTTTATTATCAACTACAACGATTTTACAAATGCCGACTCCTGAATATTATATTGGTAAATACAAGAGCATTGAAGCCTTTGACGTAGTGTTGGACTTCCAAGAGAACAACTACAACCTTGGCACTGCCATCACCTACCTTCTACGCGCAGGTAAGAAGACAGGCAATCCAATGGCTCAAGATATTAATAAGGCAATAGCACACCTACAGCGTGAGCTTCTGCATATAGAAGAAAATAAGAATGATAAATAAAGAGAAAGAGTTGTTTGATTTTGTCAAGTCCAAATACCTACCGGACCTGAAGGAATCAGACTACAAGTTCTCTAAGTATGATTGCTATTCTGAGAAGTTCAAACTTGATATAGAGTTAAAGTGCAGGGCTACCCATTATGATGATTTACTTATAGAGAAAGCAAAGTACGACGCCCTAATTGAGCGGTCTAAGAACCACGGAACAAAAGCATTTTACATCAACTCAACGCCTTCGGGCGTTTTTGTGTTTAATCTATCCGCACTCCGGGAGCCTGAGTGGGAGGACAGGATGATGCCAAAGACTTCTCACTTCTCCGACAGGGAGAAGATTGTGAAGTGCGTTGGATACATAAACATTAAGGAAGCAAGAAAAATATATGAGCAAGTATGAAAAAGAAGTTATACTACGGCTTGGTCAACCTCCAAGCCTCAATAAATTCTATGCTGGTAAGCACTGGACTGTTAGAAAAAAGCTGGCAGACGGATACAAAAGGGAGGTTAAAGCAGCTCTTGATGATATTGATTCGTTTACCATTGACCGCTTTGAGCTTCGTGTTGCTTACAACAGCCGCTACGATTGTGACAATAGTATTCTTTGTTGCAAGTTTGTTGCTGACGCCCTCGTTGAGAAAGGCTATGTACCTGATGATTCGCCAAAGTATTATCGCAGGTTGGTCATACATTACGAGCCGGATTTACCAAAAGGAGTCTATGAAGTAAAAATTAGATACTATGAATGACGACAATAAGAGAAGCCAGATAGACGAAATCTTGCACCAGATGGCTGTACTATTCGCCAATACCGGGAAAGACTCTACCTACGAGGAGTTTAAGTATGCGCTTCGTACAGAGCAAGAACTAATGGACAAGATAAAAGCGATTGACCCAAGCTTTGAAAATCGTATACGGCCATATGGAAGACAAGAATACTGATGACATTATTGTTAATCAAAAGATTGATATATACCTAGCAGTAAAAGAGATTATAACGAAAGGAAGACCCGTTACGATGTATGGAATCAGTAGACTCACGTCTATGTCCCCCAGTTACATATGGACTAACTTCGGCTTAACTGGAGACCTTATACGCATTATAGACAATGCCGAAGAAGAAAATAAAATACGACAAGCAGTTAATAGAGATAGAGTGCCAAAAGGCAAAAGAAAGCGGAAGGCTGACTGAGCCTCTCGGTGTCTTTATCCTTGAACGCTGCAATGAGATTGCAGGCGCCTACTTTGAGACTGAAGGATACGCGGAACTGCATCAGGCGTTAGTTGATGAGGCCGTACTGCGCATATGCGAAAAATTCCTGCACTATTATAAACCCGGAAAGTCCGGTGCCAATTTGATAATATCAATGGCTATATCTACGATGCTGAACAAGATTAAATCCCTAGCTTGGTCAGACGTATACGGAGAGAAGCAGAAGTCCTACATAGAATACTTTGAGGATGGAAGCTGGGTCCGTAAATTAGAGAAACTTAAACGGGATGATAACATAGGACAGCTATTATGATAGAAACTATTTTGTTAATTATATCGGCAGGTCTCCTCGGAGCTTCGCTATTTGTTTTTGAGCCTTATATGGAATTGATTGGTAGGTATGCCAACTTCAAGCCCTTCAACTGCGTGTTCTGTTTCACGTTCTGGGGTTGTGCTGCGGTGTTCTACTTCATTGAATTCCCTATGTATTATTCGGTTATCTCCGCCTTTATCGGCGAGATGGCCTATCGTAAGCTCACTACCTATGGCACAGAAGACTGAAGACTCCGGATTCCGCTTTATTTACTGGGACGATTTATGTCCTTACTCTAATAATAACTCTAAAGAAGAAGAAGAAAATGCCGATTCCCAATCCACAGCAAGACGAAACAAGAAAGGAGTACGTTGAACGATGTATGGGTGACACCACAATGGTAGACGAGTACCCAGACAACAAACAACGCTTTGCCGTTTGTAACGTCCAGTGGCGTAAATCACTTAAAGGATAAAAAAAGGAGGCTCCCCAGCCTCCTTTTCCTCTTTAACCTAGAAAATACAGTTAAACCTCTCTCCGACCTAGCGGGTTAAATGAAAAATTTAATTATACGTTTCAAATATAATAAAAATAGCAATACAACAATAGCCCACCATAAAACAGTTTCTGTTTTGAGATTCTCTTTATATACTATCTTATCTACTGCGACATCTTTGGTGAAGAAAACGGTATCCGGAGGACAAACCGCATCAACCAGTATAGTGTCGTTTATACGTATAATCTTGAGCGAGACGTTGTTCTGTATCCTCTCAATCGTATCATACTTATTGCTTACGATTGTATCCCTTAGTGTCCTTTCCTTGGTTACGAGAACCGTATCCACCCTTACAACCTCCTTTTGAATTAGAGTAGGGTCCTTTGCAATCGCACGGTTTAGGTAGTAGTTCGCACCACACGACGTCATCAGAAACAGACATACACTAAGAACCGCAAGCCTCACAATCTTCTGGGTTATCAATGTTACAAGTTGGCTGAGGAGCTTCCTCAAGGTCATTAAGCCAGTTGTCAAAAGTTGATGTATTTTGTTCTTCCACCTTGTTTAATTGCTTTAAGAATTTGTTTACGATTTTTTCCCTCGTTATAGGAAACGTGTACCCACGATGGGTTGTTATCATCTCCGAACTCCCAGATGAGTTGGTCCCACTCAAGGTTGTCCTTGATGTAGTTGAAGACCTCTGCGTTGCGCTTCCCCATATCAATGTCGCTGGCAGCGCCCTTCAGGGCGCAATGCTGTGAACTAGACGAGCCGCCAATGGCTTGATTAAGTTCCACAGAGCGAAAGCCAGAGCTGATGTTAATGGGGCCTAGCGCATCTCGCAAAGGTTGTAATACGTAGTCGCATAGAATACGCATATTTTCAATTTGAGCCTCATTGGGCTCGTTTAGAAGGCCTTTCTTCACAGCAGTGTAGCTGTGTACCATTTCCTGTAGAGTAAAGTTCTTAGAGAGCTTCATTTGCCTTGACCCTTGTATGGCTTCTTATATTTTTTAGACGCTTTATTAGCGCTTTCTTGCTTTGAGTGCTTACCGCGCTTCTTACTCTTGCTAACGTAAGAGGTTGCAGTCTGTAACTTTGCCATTAATATCTATTTACTACTTCTTGTATTTCTGTGTGGTGTACGTGGAGCTTCATATCTAATCCAGCCTCCCAGCGGTATTTCTCTTGGCCCCCATTAAAGTAAATGATGGTGGGGACCGACTTAATGTTGTGCTTTTCTTTCATACCGGGCTTCTTCTCAATATCCACACGATACAGCTTTGCCCCATCAACCCTACTTAACTGGTCGTAGGTGTTTGACTTGTTGAATCCGGCATTAAACTCTATGACCATCTTGTCGTTAATCATCTGCCTGTTGACAGAGAAAGACATAAAAAATAAGGCACAGGCTAACAGCGCTCTCATCTGATTTCGTATAAACGGGTTTCAATTTTGTCAAGCTGATGCTTGATGTCCTCAATATTCTTGGCGTTGTTCATAATAGTCTCACGGACCAAGTTGTCTTTGAGGTCAAATTCAGTGCGAGAGATGGCTGGCTCTGGAAGTTTTTTGGCGATGTCAATCTCGGCCTGCAAATTGTAGTACGCGCCTACAGCAATAGATAGGCCTACGCTCAACGCAATGAGCGTCTTAATACTGACACCAAGCATAGTATCTTCACCCACTTCCGTAAACTTTCCTTCACCCTGATAGAGTTTCATTTCTTAGAGAATTTTTCAAGCCCTGCAATACCAAAGCTGCCTAGTGTTACAAATACAAAACTGTTATATACAAACTCATTAATAACCAAGTCTTTCCCCACCCAGCCTGTAACGATGTCAGCAACGGCAAATATTACCATAACCGCAAAGCTCATAAATCCGATAACACTCTTCTCTGAGATGTCATTGGTATCCTTGAATATATTGAAGAAAGACATAGCTTTATTTTCAATAATCTACAAAAAGAAAGGGCTACCAAACGGCAGCCCTTTCCAACCAAAACAAAACTCAACTAAAAATTACACCTCTTCAGGAGACGGCGTAAATTCTCCGGTCTCAATATCTACTGAGCCGTTTCCGTATTCTTCACGAATTTCATTTAGCAGTTGCTCTGCCTTCTCTTCTGCTTCATCGGCCTGAGACCCTAGAGCCTTCATACGTGCTTTAATATTTCGCATTGCAAGATGAAGGTCTCCAAGCTCCAAACGTAATTTCGTTCGGGTATCACGATAGGCATTAACCTGCTCTAATTGTTCTTCTTTAATCTTAGCCATAACCGGTTATAATGTTAACAGTCAAATATAATAAACTTATACCTGTTCTGCAACAACTGAACCAATAGTTTTGGTGACTGATTTAGGAGCCAACTTGTCAGTAATCTGTGAGTCGACTGACGATTTGAGTTCGGCAACACATTCTTCGCCCATCTCTGCTTCTACCCATCCGATAACATCTTCGTGGGTTAGCTCTTCAAAGGCTACAAAAGAGGAAGCGTCAATGGTCTCTACGGAGATTGTTTGCGTACCGATAACGGTAGCAGAAACCTCACCAGACTCATCTGTTCCTGTCAAGCGCCAGTGTACGTTATATACAACGTCAGAGAGCGATTCGTGATTGGGATATGTGTCTACAGTTTTGCAGTCCCAAGAATAAACATTAGCCATTTTTATTTGCTTTTTTATTAATATACAAAGGTTTATCTACTATTCCTACTATTGAAGATTGGAGCTCCTCCATAGAAATATCTATTAGAGGAACCCCTGACTCTTCAATCTCTTTACGCAACTCAGGCGTTAGTGGTTTCATTATCAATCCGTGGTGTACATTGGAATTGCATAGTCCGTTGTTCCAATGCGAACCGCCAACCAAGCATTTGGTTCCGCAAGTACTTTACCATTTTCTGTTGTTCCGTAACCTTCTGAAATCTGATTACCGTCTAATCCGTTTGCTTGCGGTGCAGTAGCGGTATGATGCATCTTGATACCGGCGTAGTTGGCGTTACCAACACTAAGGTAGTTGGAGGTATCAACGTACATCGCATTACGGGAAGTACCATCTGAGTCGTCAAAGCGAAGGGAGTTACCAGCAGCGTTTCCTCGGATAGCGATAGCACCACCTGATACGTCCAACTTATATGCAGGACTAGTAGTACCAATACCTACGTTACCAGGGTTTGTTATTACCATCCTTGCATCAGATGGTGAGACAATAGTTCCGTCTAAAGTTGTATTTGTAGCAAAGATTAAATCTCCTGTTCCGTACCCTCCGTAACTTCCTTGCTTATGAAAGATACCTGATTTTTTTCCCCACGTTCCAAAATAAATACCAGTATATGTTCCTGCTGATTCTGTACTGTTTTTCAAGTACAACATACCACCTGCATTTCCAGCACTTGTTTCTTGAATATGTAATTTTGTTTCAGGACTAGTAGTACCAATACCTACGTTGCCGCTGCCGCTTCCATAATAAAGGTTTTGATTGCTTCTTGCCCAGTTGGATATTTGAGTGTTTGATTGAGTACTTGAAATACTTCCCAAAGAAGATGTCTCTCTAACGTCCCATCCGTCATTCCATCGGTAAGTCTCAAAATTAGCGTGACCAAACTGAGCCTCTGTTACGGCTACTTTTAAATATGACCAAGATTGAGTTGTCTCCCCTATATAAATACAGCATTTAGTTCCATCGTGACCAAAACGAACATTAAAGTTTCTATCTACACTTGGGCTTGATGTAATGTAGGCATATGTGTTCGCCCAATAACCTCCGCTTCCTGTGTAATTATATCCTCCCAACTCTACGGTGAAACCTTCAGAATCTGCGTAATCAAACACTTTTACTACAATTCGCATCATAGTGTTGCTCCAACTCAATGGAAGCGTTATTTTGATTGCGCCCGCTGTAGAGCCACTTGAATAAGTAGC